CTACTATCTGACGAGGAACTACACGAACTCGCTCAGAAGTTATGCAATTGCCCGGATGACCTTATCCAAGAGGTGGTTCTTCTTCTGTTGGAGATGCCTGACGAAAAGTGGCAACAGATAAACGAAGGCGGATATCTGAGGTTCTACGTAGTGAGGACAATGATGACAATGGCTACCAGTAAACGCTCCAGCTTCTCCAAGTTATACAACCTACACAACCACAAGAAGGTAGACCACGAGCGGGAAGATTACGACTGGGAAAAGGAAGAAGATATTGCACTTTTGGAGACACTAATGGATGAGCTGCATTGGTACGACCGCGAGGTACTTAAATTATGGCTGGAGGAAGGAAGCTATCGAAAAGTCGGAAAGAAAGTAGACATACCCTACAAATCTATCGGGAACACAGTTAATAAAGCACTTGAACAACTAAGAGACAACTACTATGCTATACATCTTGAGCGCATTATCCGCGAGCGTTGCCGCTTACCTTTGGATTGAGGTATTTGCGATAGACCTACTTCTTAAAAGCTGGCTACGGTTGCCTGAGACGTACCCGTTGAAGCCATTCGACTGTCGGCTTTGTATGTCCTTTTGGTTGGGGGTTCTTTATTGCGTCAACGACCCGGAGGCTCTTATTTACGTACCTTTGCTGAGTGTGTTATTTGAACGTTTAATGTGGAGGTTCGAACTATGATTGAACTTTACAACATGGACTGCATGGAGGCAATGGCTAAGATGCCTGACAATGCTTACGACTTGGCTATTGTTGACCCGCCTTATGGATTAGGTGATAGATTGGTGAAAGGTGGGGCAAGTGGTGGCATGGGTTCGTTGAGAAGGTTATCAGATAATAAGGTTGAGCAATGGGATAAAGTACCAACAAAAGAATATTTCTACGAGTTGAAAAGGGTTTCCGAAAAACAAATTATATGGGGCGGCAACTACTTCCTTGATTATTTAGGCGCAACTGATGGTTTTATCGTTTGGGATAAAATGAACGGAACAAACCCAATGGCAGACGCTGAACTTGCATGGCAAAACATTAAAGGCACAACAAGAATGTTTAGATGGCATCATTTCAGCGGAGAACGAACGACAAAACAACACCCAACACAAAAGCCCGTAAAACTATATGAGTGGTTACTAACCAACTACGCTAAAGAAGGAGACAAGATTCTCGATACTCATCTTGGTTCAGGCTCAATTGCCATAGCTTGCCACAATCTAAAGTTCGACCTTACAGGCTATGAACTTGACACAGAGTACTACGAAGCAGCAACTAAAAGATTAAAACAGCACCAAGCGCAACAAAGATTATTTTGATGAGCATAACCGACTACCTGAAGGAAAACGGGTGGTACAAAATTCTAACAATGGACAAAAATGAAGTTTTGCTATTTATAGCTGAGAGGCTCGACCAAATCACGATGATGGGACAAGGGCGTTACTCGGGAAAGATAACGAGAGAAGAACAGAAACTCTACCAAGATGCTTGGAGTTACATCGACCCGAAAGCTAAGGTCTGTTTCACTTGTGGACGGACTCCGCAGTTAATGAGTGTTGCACTATTAAACTATTACCAATGCCAGCAAGAAAATGCGATAACGGAAAGTGGAGGTGGGGAAACGGAGAATGCATCTACGAAACCAAAAAGGAAGCGGAGAAGGCGGGGGTCGCAATCGAAATCAAACGGAGGTTAGATGAAAAGAAGTGAGAACTACGGGCTGTATATTACGCAGAATACCTATCAAATGAAGTGGTATTGTTTTGATAGAGAAGCCGCAGACGATTACTGGAACGGAGAACCCTGTAAGAAAGCAGTCGGAGACACTCCACAACAAGCACTTTCAAACTACAAGAATGGAAAGTTTACCGATAAGTAAAGTCAGACCAAACTCGGAGAACCCAAGATACATCAAGGACGAGAAATTTAAGAAGCTTGTTCAGAGCCTTCGGGACTTTCCTGAAATGGCTAACGTCCGACCGATAGTGGTCAATAAAGAGATGATTGTGTTGGGCGGTAATATGCGGCTCAAGGCGATGCAAGAAGCTGGCTGGTCAGAGGTACCCGTTCAAGTTGTTGATTGGTCAGAAGAAAAACAACGCGAGTTCATCATCAAAGACAACGTAGGCTTTGGAGAATGGGACTGGGACGAGTTGGCAAACACTTGGGATGCTGAAGAACTCAAAGACTGGGGCTTAGATGTTTGGCAACCTGAAGAAGAAGTTGACTACTCAGGAGCAAACCAAGAAATAGACGTTGACAACCTTGACGGTTCAATGACCATTAAACTAAACTACACGGAAGAGGATTATTGGAAAGTAAAAGAAGCACTTTCTAAAGTAGCTGAAACTCCTGAGCAAGCCGTTTATAAACTGTTGAATTTATGAGCCACAAATTTCCATACAAATGGAATCTCGCAGACGGTTACCCAGCAAAAGGAATAGAAGCGCACGGGCTTAAAGTATTCGGAACTTTTATTTGTGGTGGTGGTTCAACTATGGGTTATAAGTTGGCAGGGTTTGACCATATCGGAGGCGTTGAAATAGACCCGAAGGTTGCAGATGTTTATAAAGCAAACCACAACCCAAAGCATTTATTTATTGAGGATATTCGAGAGTTTAACCAAAGGAAAGAACTGCCTGAAGAACTTTATGACCTTGATATATTAGACGGCTCACCGCCTTGTTCGTCTTTTAGTATGGCTGGAAATCGTGAAAAAGACTGGGGCAAAGAAAAGATATTCAGAGAAGGTCAGGCAAAACAACGACTTGATGACTTGTTTTTCGATTACATAGCACTGGCAAAACGACTACAACCGAAAGTTGTAATAGCTGAAAACGTTAAAGGGATGCTTCAAGGAAACGCTAAAGCATACGTCAAGCGAATCAAGTCAGAGTTTGAGGCTGCTGGTTATGTAGTTCAGTTGTTTCTGCTTAATGCGGCATCAATGGGAGTTCCTCAGAAACGGGAGCGGGTGTTCTTTGTATGCCAACGCAAAGACATGGGATGGCTGAGGCTGGTACTTAACTTTAATGAAAAGGGGATACCTTTTGGGGATGTATGCGAGGAAGAAAATGGAGAAATGATAACGGGTAAAATGCTGGAGTTGTGGAGAAAAACACTTCCATCAGACCAAGACCTTGGACAGGCGTGTTTTAGAGAAACTGGAAAACAAAACTACTTCGGAAGTAAGTTATTACATAAATGTGAAGTATCAAAAACGGTAATAGCAAGTAGTTCATCTCCATTATTACACATGGATAAACCATACTTTGTAAGTAAAAATGAAGTTTGCCAAATAGGGTCATATCCCCTTGACTACAACTTTCAAAAGATAGAACCGAAGTACCTAATCGGCATGTCTGTTCCTCCAGTAATGACCGCACAAATAGCGCATCAGATTTATTTACAATGGTTTAAAACAGCCGAAAAACAGCCGTGAGCAATAACAACCCAATACCGAACAACAAACCCTTCAAGAAAGGTCAAAGTGGCAACCCGAAAGGGCGACCGAAGAACGTGGAAACTCTGCTAAAAGAACACTTCCTTGATGAGCATAACGTCAAACTTTCTAAGGGTCAGGTTCAGGACATCATAAAGAACGTACTCGGAAAGTCAAGAAGCGAGTTGGTGGAGTTGGCAAAGAACGACCAGCTACCATTTTGGATTGCTCTTATTGCGAAGAAAGCGCAACGCGATTACGAGAAAGGTTCTATTCACATCCTTGACGTTCTGTTTGATAGGGTCTACGGTAAACCGAAGGAGGAAGTGGAGCAGACCGTTAACGGTGGCAAGCCCGACAAGGTGGAGATAGTAATACATCGACCTGAGAAGAAATGAAAGAGTGCCCAGTATGCCATAAAGTAGGCTTCCACAAGATGAGTTGCCAAACGCAGAAGGTGACGGTGTTGCTTTCTAAATCGCGAATCGCGAACCGCAAATTAAAGTACACAAAAGGTGAAGCACCTAAAGTGAAACGAAGTAAAGACGTAGAAGAATGAAAGCAACAGAATTAAGAATTGGGAATTGGGTTCTTGAAGATGATACACAACAAGTAGGTCAGGTTGACTTAGTGATAATTGAAATCATTGAAAGGGAGTTAAACCATACATATAAACCAATCCCACTAACAGAGGAATGGTTGGAACGGATGGGGTTTGAAAAAGATGATGGTATTTGGGAGCATAAAGAATTAATGTGGTCGTGTGAAATTAGTGGAGATGACGATTCATTTAACTTTAAAAGGTTGGGTCTTGACCTTCCGTGTATTGGAATATTTTACGTCCACCAACTCCAAAACCTATACTTCGCACTAACAGGAGAGGAACTTCAAACTGACGAAACCGACCAAAAAGTCAACCAATAACCTCACGTGAAAATTGAAGGAACTGGAGTATTTGATGACCTCTGGGCTGCCCTTAATGATAAATCCATTCGGGGAATTGTGCTGGAGGGTGGAAGCCGTTCCTCGAAAACGTGGAGCATCTGCCAAGCAATCTACCTTACGGGATTACAAGAACCAAAGAGAATTGCAATTGCGAGGTTTAGGCGTACGTGGATTAAGCCAACGGTACTCGACACGTTCAAGAAGGTACTACAAAGCCTTGAAGTATGGGAGGACGAGGCGTTTAACAAGACTGATTTAATTTACTCAGCTCACGGCTCTACATTTGAGTTCTACGGGCTTGACGATTCGCAGAAGCTACACGGTATCGAAACCGACTACTTTTGGCTCAACGAAGCAATCGAAACCAGCAAGGACGACTTCGACCAATTAGAGCAGAGGTGCAAAGGTAAGTGGATACTTGACTACAACCCATCCACAGACGAACATTGGATTTACGACAACGTCTTGAAACGGGACGATGTTGTGCTTATCCATTCAACGATGCTCGACAACACCTTCCTCGACCAACATATCCGGGACAAGATAAATTCCTACGAGCCGACTACTGAGAACAAGGCAAGAGGAACGGCAGACGAATACAAGTGGAAGGTTTACGGACTTGGGCAAAGGTCAAGGCGTGAAGGCGCGATATACGAGAACTGGCAAGAAACAAAAGAGTTTCCAACGGGTTACAAGTGGAAAGCCTACGGACTCGACTTCGGTTTTACCAACGACCCTACTGCACTCGTGGAGATACTCTATCAAGAAGGCAAACTGTGGGTTAAGGAAGTGCTTTACGAAACAGGGTTAACGAACGCAGACATTGCGAAGAAATGCGGACTGCAAAGGTCGGACGAAATCATAGCCGATTCAGCAGAGCCTAAAAGCATTGAGGAAATCCGAAGGGCTGGTTTCAGGATTAGACCAGTTGCCAAAGGTCAGGACTCGGTAAGGTCAGGAATTGACAAGCTAAAGAGCGTTCAAATAATGGTGCATCAAGACTCTGTTAATGTTATCCGAGAATTGAGAAACTACGCTTGGAAACGGGACTACAAAACCAACCAAGTTACCAACCAACCTGAGGATGACAACAACCACGCACTTGATGCTCTGCGCTACGTGGCAATGGAGAAGTTAAAAACTAACTCAGGCAAATATTTAATAAGATGACAGAACTAATACAAGGCGATTGCTTAATTGAAATGCAGAAGATTGAAAGCGGCTCAGTCGATGCAATTATAACAGACCCACCTTATGGAACAACAGCTTGTAAATGGGATAGTGTTATTCCGTTTGAACCAATGTGGGAACGATTAAATAGGATAATTAAGCCTAACGGTGCGATAGTTTTGTTTGGAAGTCAGCCTTTTACAAGTGCTTTAATTAGCTCAAATTTTAAAATGTTTAAGAACAATTTAGTATGGAATAAAAAAATGCCTACTGGACACCTGAACGCAAAGAAAAAACAAATGTTAGTACACGAAGATATTTGCGTTTTCTCAAAATCATCTTTTGGAAATTTTACCTACAATCCTATAATGAGAAATGGAAAAATGAGGAACAAAACACCAAAAAGAAAAGCAGATAATTATGAGAATAGGGTGTATGGAAAAGTAAAACATAAAGGAGATAATTTTAACGACCTCTATTATCCTACAAGTATAATAGAAATAAGCAACGCTAACCAAAAAAACAAAGCACACCCAACCCAGAAACCAGTAGCACTTATGGAATACCTAATCAAAACGTACACCAATGAGGGCGAGTTAGTTTTAGACTTTACTATGGGAAGCGGTACAACGGGAGTGGCCGCTAAAAATCTAAACCGTAGTTTTATTGGAATCGAACAAGACCTGAAGTACTTCAAGATAGCTGAAGAACGAATAAACAAACCCGACCTTTTCAGTTAGACACAAAAACACAGATTCGCTATTTATTACTGAGATGCTTGAACGACTGAACAAAATATGGCGGATGCAAGAGGCTTACACG